AATTTGTTCGATATAATCAAAATTATTGTTGAATAGATAAAAACCATCCCAATCAACCTCTCCTGTTGATTCATCAACTACTTGTTCACATTCAAATCCCATTAATTTAGCATGGTCAAAAGACCATTTCTGTTCTGTAATAATAAAAACAGGTAAAATACCCTTCTTCTGAGCATCTACCGCAGTTTTAACTAATGCCGTTGTCTTACCCGTATCACTATGTCCTAAAAACATATTAATGTGCCCAATTGCAGGGCCAGGTAATCCTACCGCATCCAAAAACTCAGAACCTAAATCAAAAAATCTTTGTTGTTTATATTTTGCAGATGTTGAAAACTTATCTTTAAGTGATTTAAAATCATTCTTTTTAATTGCCATATATTTTTATTTAATTTGTTCGTAATAATTATCGTTAAATTTTGGGTATAAATCAATATCACCCCCATTTTTTTCTGATAATTTATCTACCCATTTATTAACTTTCTCTTGAGGGATATCACCCATACCTGAAACGTGATAAGTAGACATACCCCACCTATAAATCATAGTGGGGTTGTCTTTTGATTCATGTATTTTTCCATTAAATTTAAATGTTATGTCGTAGTCCTCACCAAAACTTTTTTCAGGAAATACAATTCTATTAATGTATTTTTTGGTATAAACATTTCCGTTATTAACATTACCCTTAATATCAACAAATTTATTATTTTCAAAGTAATAATGACTACTTCGTCTATAAATTTCGTAGTTTGGGTTTTCTTTAATTTGTTTTTCTACTAATTCTAATGCGTTTGGTGCTAATAAGTCATCATCATCTAATCTGTAGATATAATCAAAGTTACATTGATTAAATCCGTATTTCAACTTTTGTGAAATATTATCAATTTTTTCATTTAAATTGAAACATCTAATATTTGGATGTATAATCCTGTATTTGACTTTTGGGTCATCATTAATTATGACCATCTCACCATCATCATAATTCTGTTCTAAAAATGAAAATATACATTCCTCAAGTAGTGTTTTTCTACCGTAAGTTAAAGTAAGAACAGAAATCATATATTAGTTATATTTGTAAAATTTCTCTAAATTTTCTAATTTATCATTAGCATTTGCAATTTTTTCAACCAGTTTATCCATCTCCTCTATATGTTGTGGATGTTCACCTATACCTACAGGATTTGTGAAATAAACTAATAATGATGCTTCAGCGTCAGCCGCATCTGCCTGATATTTTAAACGTAACGCATTGTAAAGTTTTTCGGAAATATTTGTTTTTTTGTCCATGTTTAATGTATTTTTTTGTTAAAAAAAAAGAGCTTGGACATTTTGTCTATGTTAATGTCCAAGCTCAGTTAATAAAATTAGAATGGCATGTCTTCATCAGGTTCTGACTCAGACTGTGGGTCTGTATAAGCTTTTGATTTACCACCAAAAGTATCTTCATTTGAATCCGAGTTACCGTATACATATCCACCTTTTTCACTATCCCATTTTGGTGTTTCACCACGAGCGATAGCTTCAAGATATTCTACAGGTTTTTTAGAGTAAACATCTTCCCAAGTTAATTCATCCTCAATCCATGTTTTTGCGGTATCTTCATCTTCATGAAGTGTTGCTGGGTCATCATACATAACTGTTTGAATAACTGTATATACCGAACCTGTTGGTGTTTTAGCTTTGGTTAATTCTAAAATAATATCACGTCCTTTTTGAGGGTCTGTAACATCACCTTTCGCTCTGAAAATAGGGATGATTTTGTCAAGAATACCCTCGTTTTTATAATTGTGTTTAAAACGCCAGAATTTAACACCATCCTGTTCTGCATCTCTATCAACAACTTTTACAATATAAAACTTACGAGGTTTATACTGTGCGGCAAGTTTCTTATCAGATTCTTTACCTGTTGACATAAGTTCTTCATGAACCTCACTTAATGGTGAACGTTCATTATCGTTCTTACCCGGGTCATAAAACTTTAGCCATTTACCGTCCACTTGAATTTCGTGGAACCAAACTTCTTTAAACGGAGAAGAACCGTCTTTGGTTGGTAGAATTCTCAACCTTTTTTGTCCTTGTTTTTCTTTATCGCTAAGGATTGCTGCGAAGTATTTTTTCATCCTTTCGTCCTGAGACATTTTTGAGGTGGATGTACCCTGTTGTGATTTTTCGTACTGTGATAGTACTGCGTCTAAACTGTTTGTCGCCATAGTTAAAATATTTAATTGTTTATGTAAGTATAAGTGTCAGCCGTGAGTTTGTCAAATAAATTTTTAAAAAAAAATTACTTGATTTGTGTAAATTGGTTGTCTGTATCTTCAAAACTTCTGAAACTTTTTTTAATGTCAGAAGGAGAATAGTTTTCAACCTCATCTTGGGTTAAGATGTATTCATTTTTTCCTGTTTTTTCAAAATCCTCTTGTTTGTCTTGGAAAAAATCTGAAAGTTTTTGATTAAATGGTCCTGAATCAATAGTTCTTAAATCCATTTTTTCTTGAGCGGATTTTGGTCTATATTTTTCTACTTTTGATTCTAAATCATTCAATTTATTAACAATAGAGTCCATTTCACCCAATTTCGTTTCTAAAGTGTTTAGATGTTGAAATAAACTTTCAAAATAATCTTCTTGTTTCTTTTCAACACTTTTTTGAGATTTAACTAATTCTGTTACATCAATTTCTTCTACTTTATTTTTTTCTTCACCAACTTTCTCGACATCAGGGTCTGCAGCAATATCCACAGGAGTCGCACCTGTTACTGGTGGAGTCGGAGGTGTTGCACCCATTTCAGGTGCAGGTAATGGTCCCATCTCAGGTGTAGGAGGAACATCTCCAGCCGGAGGTGGAGGTAATGTTGCTTCTTGTTCTGTAATATATTTGTTAATAGAATTATATCTATTTAATTCTTTAATAATTTTTTTATCAATTGCCATAATGTTATCCGTTTAATAATTGTTTTACACCAGTTAATGTTTCAACTTGGATTTTTTTATTTGTTTTCATTGTATTGTCAACTCTCTCAATTAAACCATCTTTCATTCTAACAATATAACATTCACCAGTATCTAAATCACATACTTGTTTAGAACCGTCACCCATATCTTTTTCAGTAACTTTAGTATTTTTACCTAAATAACTATCTAATAATAATTTTGTACTCATAAAATTCTTTTTATATAAATATCATTATTGTTACAAAAAAATCAGTATTTAACCTCTATTTGTTGAAGAATTAAATATATTAATAGATTCTTGAACAATACTTATAATATTAGACTTATCAGTTTGTGATAATGTATTAAATGGTGGTTTACCTGATGCACTTTGATTATTAACTAAGAATTCTGATATTTGTGTTGCGTTTATTTCACTAATAGAAGACATTCTCTGTGACCACCAATCATAAAGAAAATCAATATTATCATCCAAGTTATCAAAAAACACATAAGGAGTGTTATTAGAGGAACAATAATAGTTATTTTTAAAATATTTTGATTTAGGACCCCAATCACTATTAATTGGAATACCCGCAAAATTATTTGCTTTATTTTGTAAAGTTTCACCGTTTTTACTTGCAACATAAAACCTACTGAATATCACATATCTTAATTTTTCATCATTAACTTTTTGTACAATTCTATTAGTAACCTCAGTTATGTTAATTGTTGTTGTAGTAGGAGTTTGTGTAGTATATTTTTCATATCTCTTATTCGGAATACACGATTGATTTAAATTTGTTGTATTTGAATCATTATTTGTTAAATTATTAACTGTTGATGTATTCTGTGATATGACATTATTTGTTGTTGTCTCCGTAGTAGCTTTTGACCTTTCTTGTTTATCTTTCTCTAATATTGATTGTAATAGATTGGTTTTCAAAGATTGAATAAAACTATCAATTTTTGGTAATGAATAAACAGGTTGTCTAACACCCTCAAATACTGTTTCAAAATTACCGGGTGTTATTGTATGGTTAACCCTTAAAATCATATAAGGGCCACTAAACATAGGTACATATCGTAAATTAAAATACATTGTTGGTTGAATTAAGGCATTACCCATCATAGATACCGTACAATTATAACTTCTATTTTTATATAAGTTATATAATGAAGCGCTTTGTGACGCTCCCCCTCTATTACCACCCTGATTCGCCATCTGATTCAAAATCTCTAATGATTCAGATGTTGGAGTACCAGGTCTTTGGTCTACAAAGAAACCATAAAACATTGATTGATTTTGAGGTCCAATATCAACATTAAAACCAACTACTTTATTTGATTTATCCCAATCATTTTTACCTGTTTGTTCTTCAAGTAAAGGATTATCACTCGCTCTTCTTAAATCAAAAGCGTCATTATTGAATCTATAATCAATATTATTAATCGCCAAATGTTCACTAGGTTTTGATGCGTAAAAACATACCATTTTAGAAGATGAATCTCGATAATCAACATTCATGTGTGTTCCAAATAATGTATTCGCAACTTCTAAAGAACCATCAGGTTTGGGTTTTGGGTCTTTTACAGCATCTTGAACATTATAAAAATTAACATATGATGGAATATTATAGATTACAAAATTATTTTCTTGAATAATCGATTGTACCATAGAAAGCATTGACGCTTTTTCAGGTATGTTCAATAATCTATTTC